GGCAACCTTGTACCTGATGTCATTAATTTCGCTCATGCCAACGACATCCTTGATGTCTACAAGATCACCGTTGGAAAACCCGTGTGAAGCCGCAGTGACTACCACTGGGTTGGCTTGCGTCGCCCCCGTAATCGTTACCGGGGAATCCAGGGTCAACCCTGAATCGACGAAAATATCCTTGTTGAGGTATTCGATAAACCGCTTGGTGATTCCGTTCACCCGCCGTTTCACCGTCACCCACAATTCATCGTACAAACTGTCGGCACTCGGTATCACAGCTACCGATTCAACCAATGCCAGTTCCCCACCCACAGGGTGTCTTGACCATGCCACCACGTTCTGATCACGAAGGTAGGTGCAGGCAATCAATACGCCGTCCGCCGTAACGGCCCATACTAAAGCATCCTCTTCCTGCTGGTACGCCATGTCAGTGATACCGCTTGCCGTCACATGCTCCGCGAGTAATGTAATGTCGGGAGCCAGGTATCCATCCACATCAAAATTAAACACCAGTTCGCGGACTTTTCTTCCCGCCCTCTGGTTGAACAGCAGCAGGTTGCCCACATTGAGCGGACTGACCTTGTTGCTGCCAAAACTGGCCTGGCGTACTGCCTTGATATTTGTCGGCGTGATATTGTCATCCTGTCCACCGGTAATTGTGAACTCTCCGCCCAATGTGCCGCAGAGCATGTCAGTCGATTCCGCCAGCCACTGGATGGCATTCACTTCATTCGCCACCAGGGTGAACTCAACACTATCGTCATCGGCGGCTGATCCCTGATCCATATTCTCAAAGTCAGCTACCTTGCTTCCCCATATTTTTTGGGGGTCATCATTACTGCCGCCCCAGTACAGACGCTGGTTGTAAAACGTCACCGCGCCTGGACTCTTGTCGTTCCCGTCCGTTCCCGTACCCGCCGCACCAGCGCAGAAGGTCGAAGGAAAGGTGGAGCCGGTGAAACTGATCGTCGTCAGCGTCCAACTCGTGTGCGATGAGCGCGTCAGTTTCCGGGGAGCGTAAGATTTGTGCGATATATAAATCGTGTCAGCACTTTGAGCAAAGTGTAAATCCGGTAAATCTGCGGTAACATAAGTCGTCGTGATTTCCACCGGCACACCGCCGCTCTGGATCTGCCCGTTGTTGCGGTACACCCTGATATACAGGTTGCCGAACTCCAGGATATAAGGCTGCGTGACGCTGAACTCGAACGGAATCAGCCTGACTTTTGCCGACTGCGTTCCGGCCTTGACCGTCACGGTGTCCAGGGTATGCGTTGCGCTGGTGGTGTGCTTGAATCCTATGAATGTTGCAGTCGTGGTCGCGGTGAACTCAACCGTATGCGTTCCAACCGCGAAACTCGTCGAGGTGTAAACCTGTTCACCCGCCGTTGCCGTTCCCGCCTGGAAACTGATGGCACCCGTGCCGATGGTGAAACTGATAATGTAACGCTGCCCCGCCACCGTGGTGACACTCTGTTCCGCCCAACCGTAATGACTGGCGCCCGTAGACACGATGTTCATCAGGTTGGTGGAGTAGGCAATCGATCCTGACCCGACACTCTTATCCGTCCACCCCGATATATCACTTGCGAACGTGCCGTTGGTCACCAACTCCGAACCGCTCGTAGCCGCTTTCACATCGGCAACATACTGCAACCCACCGCGTCGCTTGATTCCGCCGTGAGGCATCACGATGCCGTTTTCCAGCGTCTTGAGCGAATCCTTGTACTTGGCGAGATCCACCCGTCCTTCCAGGCGCTCTGTAATTTCGCCCGTCGTGAACGTGGCGTACATTGCATGGGCTTTAGCCATTACACCACCGTGCCAACACGAGCATCCACAATTGACTGGGCGTCAAATCCCGCCGGAGTCCCTTCCTGGCTGTCCACCGTTCTGGCCTCGCGGACTTTGCGCTCGTACAGCGTCCACATGGCGTTTGCCACCGTGTTGCTTCCCGTAACCGGGAGCGCCAGTTCAGCAGCAATCCTCGCGGTGTATGCCGAGATGAACAAGGCATCCAGTTCGTTGGGGTCTGTTACTCGTTTTAGAAATATAAGATTAACGGAACTCACATCCGTCATCAGGCGCCTGCCTTCCACCTCGTGATCGATTCTCGTATCACCAGACAGTACATCCACGACGCGCAGGCAATCCGATGGCAGTTGATGGTAATACGCCCAGCCAAATGCCGGGGTTGTACTCAACGATGCCAATACCTGTCTCGCCTTGCAGCAGTTCCATGTTGCCGCCCGTGTCACCTCATCACGCATTTCCTCGTAGATGGCGTTGACCAGCCGGGCGCGTTCCGTATCATCTCCGAACGCCGTGATGGGATCGTCTCCCAGCAGGCGCAATGAATTTGAAGCAATTTCAACAAAAGAGGCCATATTGTTTCCCTAAAAGAAAGGGGGTGAGTCGCCCCACCCCCAATCAGTTAATTGACGATATACTCGACAACCAGCGTTACGTCTCCGGCCTGTGCTGAACTAGCCACCGTCTCAATTGTCAGCGCGATGCGGAGCATTCTGCCAGGATCAGAAGTCAATCCGGCGTCTTCCCACATGAAATTGCCAACAGTTTCGATTCCGAGAGTTTCATAACGGCATTCGGTTCCCGCCGTTACCGCACCTTGAAGTACGGTCATTACCGTACCGTAGCAGTCGCGGTCAATAACAGCTTCAGCAGCATATGCAGTCGCACTGCCATCGGTGTCAGTGAACTTGACGTTACCATTGTAAATTCCGAGGTCAGTAACTAATCCAGTGCTGCCGTCCAAGTCATCGTTATATAACTTGATGGACTTGATTTTTGCGTTTGACGGAATTTCCGCCATCATCAGGATATCATCGTCATCGATATCACCAGTACCGGCAGCAATCGTATCGCTCCATACGCGAACTTTGCCGGTAGCACTTCCAGGACTTACCATCACTTGAGGGGTTGCCTCGTAGTTGGTAAGCTCAGTTGAATAAGCTGTTCCCATGATTAATACTCCTTAAAAAAAATAGTTAAGATTCAGTCACGCCTTACATTACGCAGATTCGTCACAATCGATCTGGACAACTTTCTCATCCTCGATCCGTGTGGCACCAAGAGAACACTCCACGAAACACTGTGTGGAATAGTTCTTATCACTGCGTTCTGAAATCCGAACATTCGGAGTACCGTTCATAGCAAGGCCAATGCCTGACTTAGCCCATGCAAAACAACTTCTGATATTGCCCGATTTTGCAAGGCGTGTAGATATGATGAACTTGAAACCTACCCAGGTATCAATCTCACCATTCACCAAGGCACGAACACTGTTATAGTCAATACTGGTATTCGTGGTTACGTTCAATAATGCATCCAACTGGTCAGGCCCAATCACGATATACATTGGCTCTTCGCCAGGATCTACATCGTTATTTAGAAGGATCTTCTTAGCGTTCAACAATTTTGCTAATGTTAAGTCACTTCCTCCATTTGCAATGGATTGCCCGGACGGTAGACTTACCGTAGACGCAGTGTCCGAAGAACTGATCGAATACGCATTCCCCAAGGCAGCCGCGATAATGGCATCGTCTTTCTGACGATTCATAGCTGCCGTTAATTGCAGCATCGTGGGTGACGTTGGGTCTTTCGCCATCTTCACACGGTCAGGGTTGTCGATCAGATCAACCGCCCTGTAAGTGTTGAAGGTAACACGCCGTCTTGAAAAAGGTACTTCCGTCAACGGAGTATCTTCGTGACGACTGACAGCTTGAACCATACTCACGGTATCCATTCTGTCAAAATGAAAAGCTTTGGCATCGTTGACATTCTCAACACGAACAGCGCCGGACAACTTGGACTGCTTCTGACTCGCCAAGTGTATAAAATTATCCGAAAATGACTGTTCAAATGCCTTGTTAATTTGTGTAGACATTTTACTCTCCTAATTAATAATCATTGTGCTTGGAGAGTTATCCACTGTTGGACTCTCCTGGTTTCAGAACATGCCTGATCCTCGCGGATTACCAGGACTGAGATGTGTACTGCGGATGGAAATTATCCGCGTAACGCGGGTTGTCCCTCCTGGAATACCGAAGGAAGTTTCTTCTTCTTGCGTCCCTTCTTTACAGGCTTCGTTTCAGAGGTGGAATGCGCGTACTTACCTGCGGTAAAAAAATAGCAGTTGCGCGTTTCCTCGACTTCCACCGATGCCTTGTATTCCATGCAAACCTGTGTCTGCGGCACGAGATGAACACAGTCCGCACACTTGACTTCTTTGTTGAGCGGCATTATTCATCCCCGTGGATCGTGGTATTCCAGCGATCCAACATCTTGACCACCTCGTCATGGCGGGGATGCGTCGCACTGAAATACGCTTTATAGTCATCACTCTCTACGTCCTTGTAGAAAGCGTCTTTCGCACGCTGGGCGGATTCGGGATCAGAGAATGCGTTGATCTTCGGATCACCCAGGTGTTTTGCTTCACCAAAATCTTTTGAAATTTTATGCAGGAACTTGGCGACATGCGGATCGTTACCAAACCCGGAGGTTTCCAGGTATTCCCTTTCGCCAAGCTCGGCATACTGGTCTACCAACCGTTGAGTGGCGGCCAGGTTTTCGTCATACTGCCTGCCCCAGTCCGCCCTCAGTTCAATCTCTGCTTTCTGAATATTGTTTTCCTGTGCCACCTGATGCTGAACAAACACATCCTTACTCTCGGTGTTATACCAGGCGTATAAATCTTCCACCTGCTTGTTGTTCAACCCCATGCCGTGGGCCTTCTTCAGGAAAGCCTGTTCCATGTGTTCGTCGTACTGCATCCCATCCGGCATGTCAGGCTTTTCAAACTCGTACTCTTCGGGATTATCCGGCCTGCCCAGCTTGGCGTGATACCTTTCCCACTCTTCCGGCGTTGCCTTTTCTCCGGGAATCTTTATCGTCCCGTCGAAATACTTCTCCAGATGCACGTAACCTTTCGCCAGTGCATCTACATCCTTGAACTTCTCAAGGGTTTTTACCCCTTGCAGTTCATCCGGCAGGGTATCCCGCCATGTCTCTTCCTTCTGCTCTTCAGATGTTTCTTCTACATTGGTTTCTGTTTCTTCTGTTTCGACTACCTCTTCCGAGGTTACAGTCTCTTCGCTCATAAATCCTTCCCGTGTTGTTTCCAGTATTCCAGGTTTTTTTTGATTTGCAGGAACACTGCCCGGCATCCTTCGTTGTAGAAGGTTGTCTCCGGTTCACCTGGAACGAAACTGGAAGTGTTGTTGTATTGGCTTTCCAGCCACTCATACACTAACCTCCCGTCACTGCCCGTGAATGTATTATGAAACGCGCTTGCGATCTGCCGTTCAGTTAGTACCTGCGAACTGCTGGGCAAGCGCTTGCTTGTCTTCTTCACTTAGATTTGCCGCTCCATCCTGGAGAACTTTCAGCGCGGGGGCTGCCTTGCCCGCCGCTTCCGCTGTTGCACCCACTTTAGCCATCTGCTCCGCCTGCTGTTGCTGCTGCTGTTGTGCGGCGATATCTTCTTCCAGTTGTGCAGAACCTTTCACCACGGATTTGGGTACACCGAGAATGGGGGCCGCTATCCTCCCGGCTGCCATTAAATCGGGCAACTGCATCACCCTGGGATCAACCTGCCCCCACTGCGCGATCAGGTTCATCCAGTTCTGTATCGACTGGACTTCAACCATCTTCTGGGCGCGTGCCAACTGGCCGACATACTCTATGTCAATAGCATCCAGTCCTTCCAGTTCAGGCGGCGGGGCGGGAAGCGCTCCCGTCCTGAACATGATGCTCACCGTTCTTTCAAGCATCGGGCCTAAGACTTCCGATTCAAACCGCGAGATCGTCGGGCCGAGCAGGCGTTCCATTTCACCACGCAGGGTGGCTACTTCTTCCGCCGTCATCTGTTTCGTTCTCGGCAGATTCAACTGGTCTGTCAGGTAGATGTCCCTGACCGACTGGCGAAGTTCGTTCGCCTTCAGGGAAGATAAGTCCAACCTGAGTTCCGCCGGTAATGTCCTTACATCATTCGGATTCCTGGAGTAGATAATTGAATTACTGCCCAGCTTCACCGTGCCGATAAACCCTTCTTCCGGTGCGAGGATGGGCGGGTTGACCGCTTTCTCCAGGCCCACCAGTTCAAGTTTGCGTAACTGGTTTAATGACTTGATGTCATCGAGCGCGATGGCGGCAGGCCCACGGCCCCTGGTTTCGCCAGACGCTTTATCCCACCTCCCGACCATGTAGGGGAATTCCTTATATCCACGCTCATCGACAACCACTTGCTTATCAAGCAGGATGTCAACCGAAGCGTAGGGGAACTTCACCTTGGAATCTAAATCCCGTGTCGGTGCGACCACCCGCAAAAATCCAAACGCATCGTCCGGTGTATCCTTCAATGACTTGGCTATAACGTCCGGCATGGATGCCGCCGGAAACCTCTGGGCAAACTGACGCGCCGTCAACTCGAATTCGCGCATCACCGTGTCCACCCGTCCCGCATCATCTTCCGCAAACACGTAGGAAGCAATCGGCAACGCCCTGAACGTCAGTCCGTTGAAACCCTTCTGCCTGAGTTCCGCTTCCTCGACGTATAGACAGATCGTGGCAAACGAATTGAAGTCCAGGTAGATTTCGTTGATCACGGGGTAGAAATTACTTTGATCAAGGGCAAATCGAACTCCATCCTCAACCGTCTTAAACCAGTTCAATACGTTCTGATGCTCATTGAACTGCCTGAATGGAGATGCTTCCGGTATCTTGAAGCCAAACCACTGGATAGCTTTCGGCGTCAGCGTGTCCGCCATGATCAACGCCAGCGTGTTCGACGCATGGGGAGCCGTGGAATCGTAATGCTTGTGGCGTACCGTTCCAGGAACACGATGTTCATCCGCCGTCTGCTTGCGGGGGCGGATATAATCCACCACATCGCGGTAGAAACCGTCCCACAGCATACGGTCTTCTTTTAGCTTATCGTTACGCCTGACGAGACTCTTCGCGTTGACTGCCATTTAGTTACCACCCAGTTTCTGCTTCACGGCGCTGCCGTCATCTTCAAGCAGTCCTGCCGCTCCGCCGGTATTGGTAATCAGTGAACTCCTGCCGCGCCTTTTCGTCTTGGCCGCAGCCGCACGTGCCGCCACTTCTTTCTTTTCCTGCTCCGCGCTGATATCAGGTAACGGGGGAGGAGGAGGGGGCATCGGGGGAAGACTCGGAGCGCCACCAAAACATCCTGTAACAATAAAATCAAATAAGTTCATTACCTACCTCCAAGCGTTTTCTTCCTACCTGAATCATCTTCTCCCAGTCCGGTTGCACCGCCGACATTCGTAATCAGGGAAGTCCGTCCACCGCGTTTCTGCGTCGCCTTCCGTTTTCTGGACTTGGCTTCATCTGTCTCACCTGGCGCCACGGGCGCTTGAGGAGGTGGTGGGGGGCGGTAAGCGGGGGGCGGGGGTGGAGGACTGCCTCCCATCACTGAAAAATAAATATCAAAAAAGTTCATTAGAAAACCTCAAACTCCTGTTCTGCTATGGTTTGTAATGGGGCATCCCTTGGCGCCCGGTAATCCATTGCCAGTTGCATGAACGCATCAGCAGCGTGTGAGGCCCAGTTGTGTACCGGCGTTTTCTTGTAGACCCCCAGCTTATCGTCAAATTCCTTGTGGTAGTTCCTCAACCCGGAGATCAGCTTTTCGCACTTTCGCTTGTCAAACCAGCACTTGGAAATAATCTGCCTGCCCTGTTCAATAGCTTCTTCCTTGGCGCGGACTTTCTTTCCCACTGTAAAATTAATTCCAAGACTTCGCGCCGTATCCCTTCTGGATTTCCCCGTAGTGAGTTCCCGGACTTCGATGTCCCAGGGAGCATGATGAGCGCCATATACATAGGGCTTTGATTTGAGAACATTGATAAAATGGGGTAATCCTTCACCGCTGGCCTCGTAGTAATCTATTAAACGAATCTCGTTGCCTACCGTCTGGTAGAACACGATTGCCGTGGCATCATCCACGCCCAGATCCCATGCCGTGCAAACATCAATCTTCGGTTCCCACGGCAGATTCAAAAACCTTCCGTCGTCCTCCGCCTGCGTCATCTCCCTGGCAAAGTAAGCTCCTGGAATGGCCGCGTGGAACGAGCAGAAATACTCCTGCTGTATGAGTTCCGGCGAAAGTCCTTCACGTTCTTCATCAGCGATATCTTCCTCCGATACCACCCATGACCCGTCTTCCCCCTCGGCATCCCGCCTGGTATCCTTCACCGTCAACTTGGAACAAAACCACTTATCATTCTTATCCGCCATCTCGTACAATTTATGCCCGTGATTCTGTCCACGCGGTGTATAAATGAACAAGGCCCAGCCGTCGTTCTCTCTCACAATCGGGCGCAGCAGATCCCAGGCTTTCGGCGTCATAATCGGATACTCGGAGAAGATCAGCCCCACGGGATTTGTTCCCACCAGCCAATCCAGTCCCATGTCGGTTCCGACCAACTGGTAAATACTCCCGTTGGAGAGAGTGACCTTCATGTCCGTTTCATTCTTCGTCTTGATCAATTCCTTCGGGAAATGATCCATCACCTTCAACCCAGACTTATCAATGCCATCCCAGATCGCTTTTCTCGCCTGCCTGGCCGTCGGGAACAGGTGGTAATACTGTCCCACCCTCTGGAACATCATTTTTGAGCATAATGCCAGAGAGCATTTATCTTTTCCTGAACGCCTGTGCCAGCAAAGCACTCCCCGCTTGATCCCGTTATCAAACGCTTCAAACAGGGGAACCTGGTAGCTCCTCGGTGTGAACTTGTGTGGTAGTGTCAGGTTGACCATTATAATTTATGATATTCACCTGGACTTTCGTCCCGGTATCATTCTCTTCTTTCTGGGCGAGTTTCGCGTACCAGCCAAAAAGTTCCCTGCGATTTCTATCGCTTGATTTTGCCCACAGCGTCAGTTCGTCCACACCACCGATATTGGCAACAGCCTTCTTGATCGTCCCAGCCACACCAAGGTCTTCAGTCTCCCGGACGGCCACTTCCTTCTGCTTCGCCGTGCGGACACCCAGTGTCCGGCTCACTCTTTCGTATGTTGCAAGTTCCTGTTCGTTCATCTCTCTCGATATACTGGTAAATGCGATTCCAGTTGCCCCCCACGAATTTATATAATGTCCACTGCTGCGTCACGAAGTAATCCGCCGCGTGTTCAGCGGGGCAGGTCGTAAACAGTAATTGTCCTTCCCCTGGTTGACGCGCCGCATTGCAGTACACCCCCGCATTCATCGATACAATCGGGTGGGCAAAAACAATATCCGCCGCACCGTCTCCCGTTACATCGTAATAAACCGTGACATTGGCCGGAACCTCGTTGACCGACCAGCCGACCACCATTTCGCGGGGCGGTTCAACCACGCTGTCCTTGTTACCCCAGGACGATGCAGCCGAGGGCAAGACCAACGCGATCAACAATAATAAAGCCGCGATGTTATTTGCCATTGACTGCATCGAGCAGGGCTTCTGTTTCCTTGTAATAAGCCTTGCTATCGATGTAATATTTACCGAGCGCCGTCAGTTCCTCGTTGTTCAAGCAGTGATTACCTTCATCATCAAAGAACAGGGCAGGAACTTCCGGGCGCTCTGGATACGCGATGTTCATGCTCCCGCCGGGCAGGGAGTGACAACTAATCGTCAGAAGGAGTAAACACAGAACGGGGGTCATCCTCCAGGCGCTTGTAATCCTTTTTACGTTGTTTGCGTAAAGCATCGCGTATCCTGTTGACCTTCCCATGAATTCCCAAAGCCGCTCTGTAACTTGATGATTTCTCCAGATTCCTGCCCAGCCGGACAAAGTAGACCACCACCGCCACTCCAATCACGAGGGTGATGATCAGGGTGGTCATTACTTCCTGTCCGCCCCCATCTTCCATGTAGCTGCCGCGCCGATACCCAGCATCCCCCAGGCTTCAGTCGTGAAAATGTGATACCCCATCATCTGGCACCCCATCATCAAAAATCCCAGGAACATCAGGGCGTACGTCTTGTATCCCGACGCATAGTTGTCAATCATGTCGATCAATACCTTGATCATTTTTAAAGAACCTCCAGTTTATAAATTTTATTAATACAGCCTATGGGGATCTGCCCCCGTACTGCCGTACTCTTATTCTCCTTGTCACCCGATTCAATGTTGTTGCAGAAGTAAATCGTCTTCTTCGTCGCTTTCAGAAAAAAACCAACTGTCCTGACAGGGATTTCCTTATAATGTTCCACATCCTTCAGATCCGCCCATGTACTCTCCCCCTCGATATCCCCGGCGTCATCCCATTCAATGGCGATGCAGTCTTCAGGCTGAAGGGCGCGGATCTGCTGTTTGACACTCAATACACCCATAAGCACGGCGCGGTTTTGTGCTTCTGTATATCCACGTGGATAAAACTCTTTGCCACCCCCATGCGGAGAAACTGCGTTCTGAGAAACCCCACCAGGAGATCCCGCTCAGAGCAATCCTTCACGGCAATATCCGCCGCTTCACCCTGCAAATGGGCTGAAGTCTTTTTCCCGCCCTCTCCCTGGTTATGAAAAGCGCAGCGCACCCCGCTCGTGACACGCATGGGCTTGCCGTACATCAAGCGGACAAGTTCCAGTTTCTCCACCAACTCCTTCGACACCTTGTCGGCGCCGCACCCGCATTTGCAGGCGAATTCTTCCCTGGAGAAATGTTCAGTCAGTTGGGGCATTTATTTAATTCTGACCACAGCCGCACCCGGCCAGTTACTCTTGGCACGAGTAAGAGCATGGCCCGCATTCAATCCTTTGATTTCGTCTGTAAATTCCAATGGTTTGTTCCCACGCATTTTATAAGCAACACCACCCTCTTTTTCCGGGAACTTCACCCTAACCTTGATAGTGGTTTTATATTCTTGCTCGTGAAAGCCTTTGCCCGATGGAGATTCCCCTATCTTCATCTCCCGTTTACGTTTACCCTTACCGCTACGAGGGTATTTGCTTTTCAACTTCTCTTTAGCTTTCTTGGAGACAGAACTCTTCTTGCCTGTCAGGATGCTGCCCTTGCCACCACCCCCTCCATAAGCAAGACCAGCTTCTTTTACAAAATCACCGGGCATACCCGATGAACTGGGGTTTTTCTTTGCAGTCATTAGTAACCCATCCAATCTCTTAATGATTTTAGAGTAGGATTATTAAAAGTTTTAACTGATACACCAGTTTTACCTCCTTTTACATAAGCTGAATATGCTTTGACTTTATCGCCATCATATATATAGGTATTAGGTTTGCCAGGAGTGTCTGACTGTTTATAACCATGATTTTCAAGGAATTTTTCAGTTAATCCTTCTTTTCTATCTTTTAACCTGACATCCGGCCAATCTCTTTCCCCTCGTTTCTTTTTCTCCTTCAACTTCTCTTTGGATTTTTTGGAAACAGAACTCTTCTTGCCTGTTATGATGCTTCGGCCACCACCCCCTCCTCCAGAAATCCCACTAGCTTTTCCAGGCAACCACTTATCTGCAAATTGACTAACCACGTTTGACTACCTCGGTTTTAAAGTTTCGATATACTCCTGGTAGGGGTTGGCTTCCAGCCACTCGCCGTAGCGTGACTCCACCCAGACATCATCACAGCGTTCACATACAAACCAGTCGAATACCGAGTCAAAGATCCTCTCCTCCTCAATCCCATTCAGGTGGCCGCATGTCGGGCAACCGGTACTCCTCTTCATCAGGTTGATCCACGTTCATCAAGCCCGAGGGGATCTCCTTCTCCTCCCCCTCCACAACCGCGCACTGCCAGGGTTCAGGCCAGCTTGAAGACACAGGGGTGTCCGAGGCGTGCTTCCGCAGCCATTCATCGGCGCTGACCCAGACAGCCCCCGTGAGCAATTTTTTTTTTACCCCGCTTAGAACCAGCCAAAGTAAGTTCCCAATCCGGCCACGAGAGCAATCACAACCACCGTCATCCCAAAATCATACATTTTCATTGAAATAAACTCCTTTACTTTTACTATTAGTTTCCATATATTATACCATAAAACCTATATTTTGTCAAGGGTTAATACACTAACCCGTGTATTCCAAAGGGATATGCAAACCCCTATGAAAAATAATTCATTCGTGAGTGCATTTTTTACTTGCTTTTTGAAGCAAAATATGGTAAAATATTTACTTGTAAGACTAAATACAAGTTGTTGTTTACAGGACAAAAAGCGCTTGTTTCCCAGAGAGAGTGCCTCTTATATATCGGTGGGGTTTACCCCACCTGGAAACCGAGTGTTTCTTACGAGGTTTCCCCAGGCTTGAAACCTTCAACGCTGTTCGTTATTTTCAATCGCCCGCAGAGGTGTGTCTATGGCTAGACCCTGCTGCGCAGACCCGCCAGCTTCGCTGGGAAAAGCAAAAGCACGCCACTAAAATCAGGTATCACCGGAAAAGGACATCCCCCATGTTCGAAAAGCAACCTGACAGCGATACCCCTCCAGAAGGCAGCTTTACCCCTGAACAGGCAATTAAACTGGGTTACAAGGTGCTTCTCAGCGCTTCCATCACCTTTGGCGAAATCCTGGATGCGGATGGGCAGCCTGTTACCTACGATTTTGCCGAGTGTTTCAAAGACATGGATATCGCCACGTTGCAGGACTTTTTCAGCCGGGTGGGCGAGGATGGCGCCAAACTGATGGAAGAAGGGTAAAACAGGGGGCGATCCGGTTTCGACGGGAGGTACCTCTGGATACAGAGGCGGTCTGGCGATATGTCAGGCTGAATACTCGCGGATGGGGGTTCGACTCCCCCCGCCTCCACTGTTATTTATTATGTACAACAAGTTGGAAATTGGTTTAATACGTGTGGGGCAACCAATATACGACGAGGGTCAAAATTTTGGGGGGGGGTACCCCTTCGCTTTCCAGGCCGCAAACGAGCTCGAAAAACATTTTATTTCGTTATTAACGAATTCCCCAGTAATATGAAAGCACGCTATCATAAACAGTTAGGCCACCCCATACCATCTCCTGGGGGTATATTGTGGGGTCGATAAGGAAGAAGCACGATAGACCAGTCGGTACGCCCTGGTCAAAACATCGTGATGATCAAGGTAGGTTTCTGCCAGTTCCATACAGTCTAACATTGAAAGACCGATATTCCCGTCGTAACGTGAAGCGCCTCACTAGCTACATTGCTCCCCAAGATCATGCCCGGGTTCAGGAATACTGCAAGTCACTTGGCGTATCGGTATCCGATTTTGTTGCAACCTGTGTTTTAGAGCATTGTTACGCTGCTGACCATATCCCTATCGATCGTCCTACCAAATAATAGTGATCCGCCATACAATCCGCTAAAATAGTTTTAGGCCCTAATTTCCCCTAGTATCGCCCCTCCGCCGGTAAAGCGGCGCATTCTACGCCGTTTTAAGAGCATATTTTCCTACCTGGTATACCCTAGCATCCCCTATTTCTACCCTTAAAAGCTTATTTTTCCCTAAAATTTCGCTTGTAATATACCTTGAAACGTGTATTCTATTGTCATTGTACAACACTATAAATAAGGGGAAACCAATGGATAAAACTAAAATGAAATACGACGACGAACACAAAAAAGAAATAATTAAAAGTTTAGATAATGCCGTGGAATCATTTCGTGATTTTATCGAATTCAGCTACGAAGATACTCATAATTTAGACGAAGATTATCCAAAACAT